CACCTACGACTAAAACCGCCAATAATCGCGCCAGCGAGGATCAGATCAGTGGGCTACCACCTCGCAAAATCTAAAAAATTTTTTTTGAAAAAAAATTATATTACACCAAAAAATTTGAACACGAAAAATAGGAAGACTCCAACGCCTCCTGTCCACGCACTAACGATTTGTGCAACGCGTTTTGTAATGAATTTGTCAAGGGAATATACCGGCCCCTCTTTGATTTCCTTAATGTCCTTCGATACCATTTCAACCAAAGAGGAAATACGTTCTGTTGCCGCTTCGTGATCGGAATTCATATCTTCCAATCGGACGAGTCTTGATTCATGGCGGCGCAAATCCTCGCGCATGTCCGTAACTTTGTCATTGACAATATCAATACGGGTCATTATGAGATCTGTCTGTCTCGTCATTCTGAAGCCTCTGCCGCTTACGACGTAATACGAGTCTTTTCAATCTTCTCCCTAACCATGCCGATAAAAACAGCCACCACATAATTTCCAAAACCCCTAAAGCCAACATAGTCGGAGATCCCCAACCGGGAACGTCGTAACAAAAATCATCATAACACACAGTGAATGGATCGGGTTTTGTCACAGCGTCCCATATTTGGCCCCAATTTGTACCGTCAACTATCATCAAGACTGAAAAAGCATACAGTGAACCTTAGACATTACCCTCTAATGCACAAAACTGTTATAAGGCAATCACTACAAGACAAATAATGATGGACGATACCTCATTTGATGTGGTGCGGGCCTTTCTCCATGAATGGGACGGAAATGATTCTGCATTTAGCAGATTATTGTTCCAAAGAACAGGAGAAAGACAACCAAACGCTTGGAGAAATGTTATTCAGCGTTTTAAGGCCCAATATCCCGAAGAATTGCCAGAAATAGAAAAAGACGAGCCAAACGATTTGATTCCTAACCATTGGGATAGAACATGGGCTGATTTAGCACGAACACTACATGCAAAAAGGCCCGATATTACCTACAAGGGTTGGGAGTCAAGAATTCACCAAGCAAGAATGCGCGGTGACATAACAAGGACACCACACAAGGATTTTGTCGTAACACACCTCAAAGCGCCCTCAATGACTGTTGGGGATCTATGGGATGAAATCGAATTACGCACAACAAGAGCGATCGGTAATCACGAATCCTCAAGATGGGCCGATATTCACTTTGATGACAAACATTACATTGGGATTGCGTTCGCCGCCGATCAACATATTGGAAGTGCATTCTGTGATATGAAGCGTATGCGTGAAGATGCAGAAATGGTCGCAAATACCCCACATTGTTATGCAATTATGGGTGGAGACTTTATTGACAATTTCCTCCCCGCCGATAAACCATTCCCTGCCGCTAAAGCCACCACTCAACCTGATACACAGTGGAAGCTGATTGAACACTATCTTGATATGTTCAACGGAGACATTGTAGCCGTTGTAGCGGGTAATCACGACCAATGGACAAAGAAGTATGCCGGAATTGACCCATTGGCTGAAATTATGGATGAGCGTAATACTTTGTACCATACTGATGAATTGAATATCCGTCTTTTCCTTGGTAAGCAACCATATTTCATAGCAGTACGTCACAAGAGGCGTGGTAACTCACAATTGAATCCCGCACGCGTAGTAAAGAAGATGTGGGAGGATGGAGAATCAGATTTTGATATTGGTGTAGTTTGTCATAACCACGTTCCGGTAATTGAGCCATTTACTCGACATGGTGTTGAGCGTTGGGCAATCAGGCCGGGATCCTACAAAGTGGTAGATAAATTCGCAGAAATGATTGGTTTTGCTGGCGATCGACCAACTTGCCCTCTAGCAATCCTAAACCCAAAGACTCGTGAAATACAAGTCTTTAGCGACCTACGTCAAGGCATTAGAACATTGAATATACTGAATGGTGATCTTAATGCCGAATCCTCTTGATAGACAAGCCGCAAAATGCACATCTTGTGGATGGGCTACACGTTATCTCGCAGAAAAAACATGCAAGACACGTATTTGTCCGTTTTGTGGTGAAAAGAAATTAGTACCATGGACTTACGCATAGGTGATAGTATGATTGTGTCATGGTTTAGTGCTGGTATCACTTCTACTGTGGCAACACTCAAAGCAATAGAAAGATATGGTTTAGACAATGTAGAAATCATATTTTTTGAAACAGGAAATCATCATCCTGACAATGAACGCTATATCGCAGAATGTGAAAAGTTATTTGGTAAAAAAATAACAATTCAACAAAATGAAAAGTATAAGGATATTTATGATGTGTTCCGAAAAGAAAGATTTATCAATAGTCCCTATGGCGCACCATGCACGGCAAAACTCAAAAAGGATATGCGCGTTAGATGGGAGAAGGAAAATGAATGGGAACATCAGATCTTTGGTTTTGAGTATCAAGGACGTGAAATGAAACGTGCAGAAAGATTCAGTAAAAATTATCCCCATACTAACGCACTTTTTCCTTTGATTGAAGAACAAATTACAAAAGAGGATTGTATCGAGTTAATTCAATCGTATGGGATCGAATTACCTATAATGTATCAGTTAGGTTATTCCAATAATAATTGTATAGGATGTGTAAAGGGAGGTATGGGTTATTGGAATAAGATTCGTCAAGACTTCCCTGAAGTATTTGATAAGATGGCTAGTTTAGAACGTGAATTAAATGCCTTTGTGAAAAAAGATATAGGATTTTTAGATGAGTTAGAAGAAGGTAGAGGATATGCGGTCAAAGCATACGTTGAGTCTTGTGGTATCTTCTGCGGATCAGAACCGGAGTGGTTGTAATGGATATTGATATGTCACGCTTCCACTTTCAGCGTTCACGAAATGATTTTAGGCATTTCTATGAATGGCTTGGTTATACATGGGGCGACCATATCGGTGAGTGGGCACAAATCTACCTAAATCGAGGTGATTCAGAAGTCCACCGTACTTGTATTATTGCACCGCGTGATCATAGTAAATCTACTACATTACGAATTGTTTTGGCTCATAATTGTTTATTCCGAAAATGGCGTAACAAACCTTACACAGTTTGGTTATTTTCCGCAAGTAAAGATACTGCAAGTAACAGACTTCAAGAAATTCGTGAAGATTTGATGCGTCATCCCGATTTGCGGAAGATGATTGACGAAAGACGGGGTGGTAAGTGGGAATTGAAATTCAATAATGGTGCATGGATCAAAGCAACATCGGTTGGCTCTGCTATTCGTGGTGAACACCCTGCCTGTATTGCATTTGACGACGTTCTTGTTGATTTAGGCGATCAAACTATGGATGGTGTAGCACAATGGATGAGGAAAGTAGTTACACCAATGCTTTCGCCCGGAACAGATTTTTATTGCGTGGGAACACCTATGGCTAAGACCGATATTTACCATACGGAGATGCTTGAAAATTCACAATGGAAATCAGGTACATGGTCAGCATTCCCAAATTGGGATGAACATAGAGCAGATCCCGATAATGTAGAATTAGAATGTTTATGGCCTGAACACCGATCGAAAAAATTCATTTTAGAACAACGAGAAGCTATGGGTGATTTAGCATTTATCCAAGAGTATCTGTGTAAAGTAGTCGATGATGATGCACAGGTATATCCCCGAAACTTAATTCGTAAGAATTTATCCATGGAAAATATCATTGAGCCTGAAAAATTGCATAATGGAAAATATGCGATCGGTTTTGACCCTGCTCACGGCCTTAAACAAGACTATTCTGTGATGATTGTTGTTAGACAAGACGAACAAGGGATATTACATGTTGTAAATATGTGGAGGCGTAACGATTTCCCACCTGCAAAGCAAGTAGATGAGATCCTCCGTTGGAATCAAGCATACAAGATGCCAGCATTCGCTTGTGAAGAAGTCGGCTTCCAAAGATTGTATGAATCACTAATCAATCAACAAGATTCAGTGGTTGATTTCCGGCCTAGCAAAGTTAGTAACAAAGGATTAAAGCAAGGGCTTCTGAATCGCCTCCGAGTATGGTTTGAACAAGAAAAAATCCAATTTGCATACGGAGATGACAAAACTCGTAAGATGATGGAAGTTATTCTTGAAGAATTAGAAAATCACGTTTGGAAAGAAGGTGAAATTATAGACATAGGCCGACATAACGATACGACAATGGCTTTGGCTCATGCTGTCGATCA